GTAGAAATCACCTTCAAAAAAACAGCCTGTGAGCGTGAGCCTTTAGCGTTATTACAGCGGGCACAAGCTGAAACCATGTTATCCATACTGATAGGGTCACCACCATTGACAATGGCAAGTACGTGGTCTGCCTGCGTTGCATCGCCACCACAATAGAAGCATGTCCAGTTATCTCTAGCCAATACTCTTAAGCGTTGTGCTTTGTATTTACTGCTCACTCTAGGATCTGTCTTCTTTGCACCCATTAGTAATACCCATGCTTCTTATGAAAGGTCAGTGCATTACACATAGTCTTATAACGTATATGTATGTACTGAATGGTTAGGTCTATCTGTGTATATGGATCACGTGATTGGTATGTCTTAGACTCCATCTGTCCTATACCGTAATGATTGCCATTACGTGCTAAGTAGTTGTAATGACTCTCTTTGATAATGATTGAGTCAAAGCACATAAACTCTGTAAAGTCAGTAAGTCTTGAATGTGCGTAGAGTCTTAACGCATCGATAGATATACCAGCTGCTAAAGATGGCATAGGTATCGCCATTTGTATTAGTACTAGTAGTACAAGCATTGATCTAAGAGCATGTGATTTATCAATCAACTTATAGGGATTAGATTGATTCTCTCTTAGGGGAGTTAAATCCATCCCCGCTTGTATGTGTCCAGCATACACCAACGTGTCAAGCACATCCGTATAAGTGCTGGTCGTTGGGCGTGTCATAACGGCTTCACGTAATCTGCCGGTGCATGTTCATCGCAGCTATATCCCCTTGGATCAACAAAGATGAACCATTTAACAGGTAACTTACAATCGCTGAAATAGCAGGTCATGAACTTCATAGCGTAGGTTCCGTAGGTTGTATAGGTTCAGGCAACCGGCCAAACATTGTCCAGGTATCTCTGTTGTGAACTATTTTGATGTGCCAATACTGTCTACATGCAATACATCGCCAATACATATCAGGGTAGGTTTTTATCCCTTTTGGTAAATCGCATATATGGCCGTCAAAAGGTGCATTAGCTAGCCTGCGCTCATCTTGCTCCACAAGCTTGGCCTTGCGCCTATTCTCTACTTCACACAAGAAGTTTCTTAACTGAAAAATGTTCATGTCAGATGCTCTTTATGTCCGCAATCTTTACACTCCATAATTGCGTTATTGCCGCACATCTTGACCTTAGTGCTGTGGCTTTTACATTTATTACACATTGCCACCCCATCCATCACCCTTAAATGAGACCCCAAAGGATCCGTAGATTTGTCTCATAGCCAAGCCACAGCAATAAGGCGCGTTTTCTTCGTGTATCGAGCGAATGGCCGTTATGCGTATATTGCAGCTGATACATTCATATTCATAAGTCGGCATCTAGGCGTTATCCATCAGACATACACCCATGGCCCCGCACTTGGTGCATTCGAGTACCTTCACATTAGGCGGCAGGGTATCTGTCACAATGCGCTCTATCTGATCTGTTACCTTCTTGCATAGTCTGCATTCAAATCGAAGAGCCATAGACAGACTTCCTTAAATCTTTGATAGGCAAGAGATCGCGCTGATTGACCCAGAAGTTGCGATCTAATGGATTGAAATACTTATCTCGCTGGGCCCATGCCACGGGCATCCATCCAGCGATGTAATAAACAGGCGAGCGCCCGGTAACTAACACAGCTACATCATCTGGCCTGTCATTCTCACTGAGGATTAAGTGACCTACCTCGTATTTAGTCCACTTAACTTCGACTTTAGGGCCTATGTCTGCCTCATTCTTGAAGGTATTGACCGTAGGCAGGAAGTTGCGGACGCCAAAATACATGGCAACAGCTATCTCACTACCTACGGCCTCGGCGTTTTGACTCACGTATTCATGGAAGTTGATACGCTTATCATGCCTAGAGTGATGATCGGCCCGACCACCAATCTCTGTAACTCGCTTAAGCCCGATTGTGTGGGCCTGTGTCTCTTGTAAGTAATCGAGTACTACTTTGGTTACTTGCGGCACTTGTAGCACATCCATAGGACTGCCTCACCGTCTGCTAATCGATACTCCATACCGCCCAAGGACTGCTCCCATTGTGAGCAGCTGTCACATTGCTTTAGGGGAGTGGTCGAGACGGATCCATCGTCATGGATGGTTTGAGCAAAGCCACTGTTAAGATGTATAAAGCTAATCTCACCCATGGCTTTTCACCATTAACACGATAAGAATGATGATCAATAATCCTTCAAAGCCAATAAGTAGCTTTACAATCTTGGCCTTTGTCATAGCCATATCGGCTTACATTGCTGCTCACGATCATTCGATGCACAGGTATAGCCCGTGTAATCCTTGCCAGTCTTAGCCGATGTACCTTGCTTGAAGTTCATCTGTCCATGACGGCAGTGTGGAGCTTGTACTGGAGCCGCTGGAGTCTCGAGTGCATCCTTGACAAGGGTCATTGTTGATCCAAGAGCACTGGCCCCCGTCTCGAGCTCTGTCTGCTTAACTGTCAGAGTGGCCCAGAGATCATCACTTACCGGTACAGGCTTTGCATACTCGACCCGAGCCATATCCTCTTTGGTAGCGCGATTATCGACGGGGATGAGAGCTGCAATGGCCCGACCGTAGGCAGAAGTCTCTGTATCTTCAACAAACCATTTCTTCATATTGGCCGCGTATGTACCGACATGACCGTAGGCATATCCTGTAGCTGACGGCTCATGATCTTCATACTCACGATAGATGATGGCCTTGAATAGGATCCATCCTTCTGTCAGATTCATATCCTCGATGGTGCAGATCATGCGAGCCGATGGGAATTCACCACGAAATCGCTTAATGCGAGTATTGACGTCCTCGTAATTTTCAAGAAATGCATTCATCGTGTCACCGACTTTGCCCCACGACGGTAGCCATTCTCGCTGCCTGTTTTGTAGCCTTCATTGTGGCCGATGGAGTAGCCAGCCAAGAGTGTGACGCTGATGATTAAAATCATCCAGATTAGATCAGGTATTACGAAATGCATATTCAGCCCCTTAGTGTTAATGTCGAACCAAGGGCTGAACGATGATGAGATAAAGGTTATGTAAAGCTGTGACTAGGTTTTCACGCCTAAATCAACTTTACATAATGTAACAATTCGGATTATTAATAATCCGAAAAGCTCTATCTGTTTACGTTAGATGCCCTTAGCCTAACGGTTTATTGTTCTCGCTTATTATGGGGTAAAAATCCTAAATAACAAGAGCAACACGCCGAGGCTCTATAAGAAAGGGTATTGGCATCATGGTTTCCCCACGTATGCAGCCGTCTGGTACGGTCGATATGGTTACGCACCAGCGGATAGATGGAAAATTGACATGCTATGGCTTTGGCCAAGATGATCGTGCTATCAATGAAGGCGACTTGGTTATCGTCGGTACGAATTGGATGCGTGAAAATCAAAGGTTATTAGAGACAGAGTTTGCCCTACGCATTAGGGGTCGTGATATGGCCTACTTCTTAGAGCACGCCAAACTAGCTGCAGACCTCTACGCCGATAATCGTGATTGGTTATCGGCTGCCTCTAATACGGCTAACCTCGATATGAGATCCAAGAGCGCGATCCGCACAGCTTCCGACATAAGCGCGATTGAGGCTTATTACGCCTTATCCAATAAGAGAGCATAGATAGCATCTACTCGGCCTTCGATGTGATCGACTCGACCGCGTAGATTGCTGCCACCGTTACCATCTGGCAAAAGTTGGGATAGGTATATCTTGACTAGGAAGCGAATGAGACCTGCAGTAGTACCCAAGATCGCTAGGACTCCAACTATCTCGGCCGTCCATATCTGCAGGTCACTCACTTACTTAGTAAGCCCGAATGCAGTCTCCGACGGGGTAAGGGCTTTGATGATGGGCCCGATCAAACCTGCTAAGAATGCATTGGCCAAGGTCTTTGGATCCGAAATACCCGAGAGATATAGAGCTCCGGCACATGCTGCAGCTGCTCGAAAATATGACAGGGCTATTGCTTTTAACTTTGTATTCATGGCTTTGTTATTCCTTTGCTAGCTGGTGCTGGAGTTGATATTGGTTTGATTGGTGGAGCTATTGGTAATTTGTAAACTGGTCGGCCATAACCGGCAATGCCAGAGCGCGCACCGGTGGGCCTAGATTTGAGCATGACTTGGCCGCCGTTAGATTGCGATCCTGTAGGCGGGGCTGTGTTGCCTTCACATGTGACGATCTGATTGGTCGCTATGCGGATAA